GTTTCCCAAAGGCAAGCATGACGAGTTCGTAGACTGCACGTCGATGGGACTGCGCACGCTGCGCGACATGGGGCTGTTGATCCGGCAGCCCGAGCGCGAGGCGGAGATCGAAGCCGAGAAGCAATACCGCGGACGTGACGTGCCGCTGTACGCGTGCTGAGATTATGGTCCGCGCGTTGAACTGTGGTACTTTCCGCGCATGATCGCCACGGCCGAGACGGCGAGCCCGAGATGCACGGCGACCGTGCGGCTCATCTCGCGCGTGTTCCGGCCATATCTCTTCGAGGTGACAGTGCGCGGGGAGCCGCCGCACCCGTATCGGGTCACGTACAAGATCGCCGCGCCGGATGATGATTCCGCGGCGTTCAAGGGCATGCAGTTATTCGTTCGCGAGTTTCTCCCCTGGGTGGCAAAGCAGCAGATGATGGACATCGCGCCGAAGGCGAAATTGCAGTGAGCGTCCCCGCGAATGTCATGGCGAGCGATCCGTACGCGAACCTGCTGCGCCAGATCATCGATCTGCGCGGCAGTTACGAGCGCGTGTGCGGCTCGGCGCCGACGATTCTGTGGGTGAACGGGCCGATAAGGGCCGCGCTCGAGGCGAAGGGCTATCGCGTCGGCGCGGAAGTCGCGGGTATGCGGATCATGGCGAGCCCCGAGTCCGCTGTCGATCAGGTCATCTGTTCGCGCGACCTGACGCTGTTTCCGATCGACACGTCAGCGGCGAAGGCGAAGAGGCGCCGATGAGCGGGTGCGGCTGTACGGGGCATTATCACAGTAGCGCATGCTCGGATCAGAACGTGCTTTTCTGGGACCCAGGCCGTGCGCCAGTGAGCCCGACGCAGGACGAGATCGAGCAGCAGAAGAAGCGGAACTTCGCTCGGTTGCCACCGGAGCAGCAACGGAAGGTCATCGTTGATCAGACGTTAGGCCATAAACCCGTGCCATTGAGACCCTTCGGATGGCCGGAAACCGACAGCGCGGCAGATCACAAGCCATCATGGCCGGCCTAGCCCCCTCCTCCCTGCGGCTGGTACCGCCCCCCGAGGGCCCCGGGCCCGACCCTGCGAATGTCGTCGTCGAGATCGAGCCGGGCGGTGATGCGCCCGTCATCGACGACAAGAACAACATCCTGCGGATCGAGCACGGCGACGGCTCGATCACCGTGTCGCTCGACGGGCGCCCGCTCGGGAGTGCCACGAAGCCGGGCAAACCCGCGCAGTGGTTCGACAATCTCGCCGAGAAGATCCACCCCGACGAGCTGTCTCGGATCACCGAGGACATCTTGCGCGGGATCGACGAGGACCTCCAGTCTCGGAAGGAATGGATCGAGGACCGCGCCCAGGGCGTGCGGCTCCTAGGCTTGAAGATTGAACTGCCGAACGTCCAGGGAGCAACGGATGGTGCCCCCGTCGAGGGCATGAGCCGCGTTCGGCACCCCCTCTTGCTCGAGGCGTCGCTCCGGTTCCAGGCGAACGCGCGCGGTGAGCTGCTCCCGACCGACGGGCCGGTCAAGGTGCGCAACGACTCGACTTCGCCGACTCCGGTCGATACGGCAGTCGCGAATGCGCTCGAGACGGACATGAACCACTACCTGACGGCGGTGGCGACCGAGTATTACCCGGACACCGACCGCATGCTGTTCCAGGTCGGATTCGGGGGCGGCGCGATCAAGAAAGTCTACAAGTGTCCGCTGCGCATGCGGCCGGTCTCGGAATCCGTCGATCTCGATGACCTCATCGTCAACCAGACGGCGACCGACCTCGCGAGCGCGCAGCGCGTGACGCACCGCGTCATGATGAAGCCCTCGACCGTCAAGCGCATGCAGATCCTCGGGGTCTATCGGGACATCACGCTCTCGGACGCCCGGCCGCGCGAGCCCGACGCGCTCGAGGATGAGAAGCGCGCTCAGCAGGGCATCGCGGTCAACACCACGGGGCGCCCCGAGGACCGCGAGCGCGAGATCTACGAGACGTGCTGCGAACTCGACATCCAGGGATTCGAGCACAAGATCGACGGCAAAGAGAGCGGCCTTGCGATCCCCTATGTCGTGACGATCGACCGTTCATCGCGCGAGTGCCTGGCGATCGTGCGCAACTACGGCGAGGACGACAAGCCCCTGCCGATCGCGCGCAAGCGCTACGTGATGTACACGTTCGTGCCCGGGCTCGGGTTCTATCCGATCGGGCTCCTGCACATCTTGGGCAACACGACGAACGCGGTGACCGCAGCGTGGCGCGAGATGCTCGACTGCGGGATGTTCGCAAGCTTCCCGGGGTTCCTGATGGCCGACAACGGGGGGCGCCAGAACACGAACATTTTCCGTGTCCCGCCAGGAGGCGCGGCGCCCATCAAGACCAACGGGCTGCCAATCAAAGAGGCCGTGATGGGGCTGCCGTACTCCACCCAGCACATGCCGGCCCTGATCCAGCTCGTCGAGAACATGATAGACACCGGGCGCCGCCTGGGCGGGACCGCGGAAGTGCAGGTCGGCGAGGGTCGCGCGGATGTGCCCGTGGGCACGGTGCTGGCTTTGATCGAGGAGGCCGTCAAGGTGCTCTCCGCCGTGCACAAGCGCATGCACGCCGCGCAGGCCGAGGAGTTCCAGCTCTTGAAGCAACTCTTCCGCGAGGACCCCGAGAGCTTCTTTCAGCGCGGCTGCAAGTCGAAGAAGCAGTGGGACCGCGCAAGTTTCCTCGCGGCGCTCGAGAACTGCGACATGGTCCCGCAGGCAGACCCCAACACGGCCTCGAGCGGGGAGCGCATGATGAAGATCATGGGCCTGATGCAGCTCTCGGCCCAGGCGCCACAGATCTACGACCCTATCAAGCTCCACACCGCGGCCCTTGATGCGATGGGTTGGCCAGATCCCGAGCTGTTCTTCATCCCGCCACAGGCGCGCGCTCAACCGCCCATTCAGCTGCAGCAAGTCCAGGCGACGATGCAGAACGATGCCAAGGCCGCACAGGCGAAAGTCACCGAGGCTAGTGCGCGGGCCACCGAGGCGCAGGCCAAGGCCGATGAGATCGAGGCGAAGAAGAACGCGGGCGCCTTTGCGCCCAAGGGAGGCGAGGCCGCACCGGCCGCTGAGCCGCCAGAATCACAACTCGACCTCGCGAACGCGCAAGCGAAGCTGATGGACGCGCAGACGCGACGGCAGGAAGTCGGCCTCAAGGCGGCCGCGCAGGCAACCCAAGCGCACGATCAGGCGCTCGAGCGCCAGTCGCGCCAGCAGGACGACGCGATTGACCTCGCGAAAGCCGTCATCACGGACCCCGGCGACGCGGCGAGCGCCGGCAAGCGCGCGACGGGAATCATCGGGCAGATCAGGCGCGGGCTCGGATTTGGTAAGCCGTGAGAATTTGCGTAGCCGTAGCCGTGAGCGTACATTCGGCCCCACAGTGAGGTTCCCCACATGAGCAAGATGTCGGAAGAGGCTCGCGCCGCTGCCAAAGACAAGGCCGAGCGCCTCACGCGCTCAGATCCTCGCGCAAGAGTCGATGCCAGCGGCTACTCCCCCGACGGCGCGCTCGATGGCGACGTGCAGACCGGCCCGCGGGTCCTCTCGCGTCGCCAGTTTCGCCGCGGCGGCCAGGTCGAGGGCATCGCCCCGGCGCCGCGCGCGGACCGCAAGCGTCGCGCCTCGGGTGGCTCGGCCCTCACGGCCGACTCGTACCAGAACCGTGACCTGAAGGAGGCGAACCAGGAGCGCGCGGGCACCAAGCACGTTGGCGGTTTCGCCCGCGGAGGGCGCGCCGAGGCCATGGCCGCTCGGGTGCACAAGCTCATCGGCGGTGCGCTCACCCCGCAGCAGCGTCTCGCGATGACGGGGCGCCCGCAAACCGGGCTCATGCCGCGCCCGATCATGCGCGCGGACGGCGGCAAGGTTCACGCCGATGCGGCACAAGATCGCAAGCTGATTCACGAGATGGGCTGCAAATGTGGAAAATGCTCGGGTGGGCGTGTCGAGCGCAAAGACGGCGGCGGAAACTGGATCGCCGGCGCCATCAAGCATCCGGGGTCCCTGCACAAGTCGCTGGGAGTTCCGGAAGGGAAGAAAATCCCCGCCAAGAAGCTGGCAAAGGCCGAGCACAGC